GAATTTTGCTGAACCACCATGATATAAAAGTACTTCGTTACCATCACTACATAACATTGCTAAAGCATTATTAGAATTGTATCTTATCTGAACATCTGTACCTTTTAGAATTAAACTACCGGTTCCTACATCTTGAACATAACTATGACTACTATCATGATAAATCTGTAAATCTGAACCAGCACCGAAGATAGCTTTCTTGTTATCGCCAAAGTTAACTTGGTTTGGGTTTAGGTTGATCTGTGTACCAGAAGAACTAAAGATTGCATCAAGTGCATCTAAGTCTGCATTAAGAGATATACCCCAAGTATCTTCCGCTGCACCTAGTTCTGGTTTTGTTAAGTTTAAATTCGTTGTAAATGTATCTGCCATTACGCCGCCTCTTGTTTATCTAATGTTTTCCATGTTGTGCTTGGATTTGTTTGATTGGTCCAAGTATCGCTAGCAACCGTTTGTTCTGTCCAAGTTTCTCCTGGTACAATTATATCTTCCCATTTTAGACCACCAATAGATACAAAGCCACTTGTTTCAACAATGGTTGATGTGCCAGCAAAGGTTGCTCTACCTGTTGCATCAAGGTCTGATACACCTGTTATGGCTGATACGCCAGCTGCTGTTATAAATCCTTGTGAGCTAAAACCAGATGTGGCACTTACAGTAGAAGCACCTAAATCAATCTGTCTGCCTGTGGCAGTCATACCTGATATAACTGGCCCTATAACTGCGCCTTGGTCTATTTGTGTACCAACAGCTGTAAAGCCAGAAACAACTTGTATAACTGCTTCAGCTCTATCTATCTGTGTTGCGTTAGCTGTAAATCCTGAAGACCCCTGAATAGTAGCTTCAGCTTGAAATGCTAGGTCATTATATTTAGATCTTGAATAATAACCTTTGTTATAGCCTATACTAGCCATAACTCTATGCCAATGTTATATCTAAATCGCCAGTATTAAATCTAAATACGTCTCCACTACTAACAACCTTAGAAGCTGTTAAGTTTGCATAAGCCAATAAGTTACCAGATGATGAGGCGTCTAAAATGCCTACCGCAACTACAGTGCCATAGTCAGCTGTAGCTGTTGGATATTCAATAGCTGCCGTGTTACTTGCTGTGGTTGGGTTAGTACCAGAAACAGTAAAAGCTCCTGATTGTCTTGCGTATGAACCGCCTGATACTTCAGTACCACCACCTGTGTCTGTTGGTGCTACAGTGTATAAAGCCACATATAATGTTGATGGTGCTGTATAAGCATTACCACCAAATACATGGTCTAATACCTTGTCCTCTAAATAATCACTAAATCCTGCCATATTATCTCCTAATTATTACTCCAGTAATGTATGTTTTTACCAGCTTTGCCATAAGTTCTTCTTCTCTGCATTAGAGATCCTTTGCCAAATTCTGCCTTCTCTTGTTCCATTCTCATTTCTTCTAATGCTTTTTCAAACTGTCCTGTAAATAAAGCAACTCTATCATCTTCCATGAGATAGATAGAAGCATGTTTTAAAGCACCATATAAGTAAGCATCTGGATATCCTGTGGATATAAAGTTCGTTGTATTAGAACTACTTAGAGCATCAATGGTGCCATAGTATGTTAATTGTAGCGTATAACTTGTGTCAGGGGTAGGTGCTAACTCTATTGTATTATCTACCAAAGCATAATAAATTGGTTGGCTAGCAACATTGTCTGTTGACTTTCTATATACATCTAATGACTCTATTGATTGTTGAAACAAAGGCCTAAAATCATTGCTGTCTATTTGTACGTTTACAGCTTCCAACCAGTCGTTTGGTAATGATATGTATTGTGCATCCGCTGTAGCAGTTGCTCTTTTAATCATATCTTTGTTTCTTAATCTTCTATTAAATTCTGCTTCGGTTGCATCTATAAAAAAATCAAGCTGACTTGTTAGGTCAGACCTGTTTAAGAAATTTGCAATATTAGTTTTTAATTCATCGTATGTCATACTTTACCTTTCCATGTTCTAAATGGTTTGTTATCTGAATGGTTAAGCCATTTCTTCCATTGCGCAGAATCTTGCGCCCATCCTTCTCGGACTGCTCTTTGATATACTACCATAGGTATTTCTGCCACATGGCGTAAATCTTTACCAGGTGTATATTCAGATAGATTTTTTACATAATCTAAAGTTGGCTGTATATCCTGCTTTGTGTGATAAACAACTTTATCATCTTCTGTTGCAAATACAGACTTATAACCTTTTTTGTGATCTATTAATGTTGTCTTTGCCATGTGTAGATTTTAGCACAAAAAAAAGGGATGCCGAAACATCCCTTTAAGCTAATTAATAAAACTTATGAAGTTGTTAAATCAGCAACGATTCCGTGTGCAGCTTCGTTAGATACTTCTAAACCATACTCACATACAATCATTTTAGTTTCTGCATCGCCTATTGTAGCAATATCAACAGTTTTAAAGTCTCTTAAATAAGATACTTTAGCAAACTCTGGATCTACCAATAGTAATGATCTTTCTCTTGATCTGTTTGATGGAACGATTTTTAGTTCACCAAAGTCAGATGAGTAAACAGATACTGAAGCTTCTACAGTATTTGCATCAATCATTTGTCTAGCTTGAGTTCTACCTGTGAAACCAGATATTTTTTGCTTGTTTACAGGACCACAAATTGCCATTGAAGGCTCTCCGCCGTTTGTGAAACAATCTTGTAATACTGCTTTAAGCAAAGTTTCAGTTAAAGCTCTTTGAGTTCCGTCTGTTGGAGCTGTACCACCACCAGTAGGTGTAGAACCTGCTGCGTTGCTTACATTAGACTTCATCCAAGATTCAAAACCGCCAGTTACCCTAGCTGTTGTAGCATTACCAGTTGTTTTGGCGCCTTTTTGACAAAGAGCTTCTTCCATATCTCTTTTTAAAGCTTTAGACATGATAGCTAGTTGGTGAGCCATTTCTGATCTCTTACCAGCTGGGTCTGAAGCGTCTTGAGAACCAGTTACAGTTGCATCTCTTGATGAAATCATTGCAACATTACTTGCTCTAACTGTCGCTGTAGCAGCAGATCTTGATAGTTCAAAACCTTCTAACTGACCAGCAGCACTAGGTGTAGGTAATGATTCTGTTTGCCAATCAAACACTACGTTGTTAATATTTTTTTTACCAATTGATGACATAAATGGTGTTTGCATTGGAGAGATGTTGTAAATGATATTACTTAGATCTTCTCTGTCAGCTGTTGCCGAATATGTGTCAAAAGCATTAGTTACCTTAGCCATTCTTATACTCCTGTATAAATAAAATTATTTTAAAAATTGTTCAAAAACTTTAGCAGCATCCTGGACTCTTCCAGTTTTTGCTAATGTTTGTTTTGCTTTCTTCGCTGGTGCTGCCGATTTAGGTCGGTTAGTAGTTCCAGGTCTTGCCACTCTTGCTGGTGCTTTTTGTGTTGGTTTTTTCTTGACTGTTTCAACGATTTTATCGTTTAACCATGCCTTTCTTAAACCAAGTAAAGCTCTCCAATCATATACAGAGTTAACCTCTTCTTGGGTATAACCCAAAACATCGATTGCGTGTTTAGCAATTTCAGCTTTTTCTTTACTGGCAACTTCTTCGTTTTGCCATTCTGGAATTAACTCAAGAAGCTTTTGCTGTCCTTCTTCAACTTGTTGTTGAATTAGTTTTTGTTGCTCAACATAAGATTCTTGTTGTAATCTTTGTTGTTCAGCTTGTACTGCTGTAAGCTTTTCTTTTTGTTCATCCCAAAGCTGTTTTTGTCTCACGTAACCAACAGGATCATCTTCGTATAAAGTGTTCCAATCTGGCTCTTCGCCTAAAGTCGCATTTAACTGCGCCTCCATCTTCGGTAACAACTGCGAATAAATCGCATCTCTTTGCGCTAACTCTGCTTGCTGCTCTTCAATAGTCTTACGCTGTTGAGAGAGTTCTTGTGTTTTGCGCGTATAATCTTGCTGACGAGAATATCCGTTGATGAGTTCCTCTTGCGTGACTTCTACCTCTTGGCCATCTACCTTTACAGTAAATGTTTGAAGTTGCGGAGCTTCCTCTTCAACATCGGTTTGTTCTTCATCCAGTTCTTCTTCATCGTCATCTTCCAACTCATCTATAATCTCTTGGTCAATTTCTTCATCAACAAATTCAGACTCATCTTCGATAACTTCTTCAACTACTTCTTCTGTTTCTGTGACTGCATCCTCAACCTTTTCCTCTTCAGGGGTTAAGAAACTTTCAAACATAGAAGCAGTAACTTCCTTATCAGTTTGTAAAGCAGTCGGTTTTCCGTTATTGCTCATATAAATACTCCTTAATGTATTTAAGAGTATTTTAGCTTAATAACGAGTAAAAAGGGAAGGTTTAACCAATATTTCTAATTTTGTTTATATTGGACTTAGTGAGCTTACCTTTCTCTGCAATGATACGCAGATGCCTTTCAACTTCTGGTAATAATAATAATGACCTGTGAATATCTTCTCTAGCATTAACATCGTCAATTTCTCTTGAGCCTAACCAATGATTTATATATTCGTTTTTAAGATTTTCTATTGCTTCTTTAAAAACTTCTGACGTTAATATTTGTTCTGCCTGTGCGGCCTTAACCACTTCTTCGTGTGTTACTGACATTATCTAAATAAATTAATTGGTAATCTACCAATACTCATTGGATTTTGTGGTTTTTGCATTTGAGACAACTGAGGAGGGTTTAATAAAGATTGCGGTTTCGGGACCATTGGTTGTTGTTCAATAAAAATGTCTAAAGGTTGTTTTCCTGGTATATCTATTGGTTTTTGAATGGGTGGTTGCATTGGTGGTTGCATTGGTTGTTGCATTGGTTGTTGCATAGGCATACCTCCGTAATTACCAAATAAAGACATTGGTTTTTGAGGCATAAACATTGGATTGTTTCCAAAAGCCATTTGTGGCATGTTTTGAAATTTTGGTAGCATTTGCGTTCCTTGCAAACCTTCCAAGCCCCTTGATGACATTATTCCTTTACTCATATTAACCTGTTATTAACTTGTCCATTTTTTCGTCTAGCTTATCTAAACGATCTATAACCCTGTCTATACTAATTGTTAATTCAACTTTAGTCACATAATCTTTTGCAACTTCTTCGCGGGTCTTATTGAGTAGTATATCAACTCTTTTTAATTCTGTCGCGTTGGTTCTTATACCATGGACTATGGGAGCAAATACTAAAGTAATGATTATGTTCCAATACATCATTGGGTCCATGTTAATAACTCCAAATATGTGGTCTTGGTCGACCTTGTGAATCTTTAGATATGTCTAGGTGTATAAACCTAGCATTACCCTTTTGATTGACTCCAATACCAGTAAAACCAAAATCTCTTGCTTTAGATATAATTTCTAGTGCTTGTTGGCCTCTAACACCTATGTCAGCTGCTAAACCCAAAGCATGTGTACCAGGCTTTGATTTGTTTCTTTCCACAGGATGGTCAGCACTTCTATAACCAGAAGTTATCTTAAATGGAAATCCACATTCTGTTCTTAGTGCTTGTAATTTATCTATAAGCTCATGTTCTATTTTATTTTCGCCAGTATGTTTACATGCAAATTCTTCTAGCCTAAAGTTATCCCAACTCATCTAGCAACTCCTTTGGTTTTTTCAAATGTTCTAAGTCCGCCAAGTCCTAACATACCCATCAATACAGTCATCAGCGATCCCATGTCAAAGGATGGTAATACAAAAGATATTCCAAATGCTGAGAGTGCGAAGATAATAATAGGCTGAAGCAAAAAGTGATAAAGCAAAGCAATACCGCAAGTCCAACCCACAAATGGCCGCCAACCGCTAACAAATATAGACTTATGGCCAGCTTCAATTTTATTAATCTCCACTTGAGCCATATTTGCTTTATGTAGTTCGGTTTTAAGTTCATGGTTTAGTTTAGCCTGCAAGTCCTTGTCAGGAATCATTTTGTTTACTATGTCACTTACTGGACCTATTAGCTTGTCAATCATTTTTTATTTTTCTTTGTTTTCTTCTTTGGTGGTCTACCTACTTTACTTCCGTATGTTCCTTTTCCTTTTGGCATAATGTTTCCTCGTCTATTGTATATATCGATAGTTTTTGGCTTTTGCCTTTAACACTTATCGGTTTTAATAATTTTAACTTAAATTTACAATTTATGGCAGTAGAATAACCAATCAATATGTTTTTTCCTACTTCTTTAGTTGCTGATTCTAGTCTTGCCGCTGTATTCACGCAGTCTCCAATAGCAGAGTAATCAAACCTAGTATCGCTACCCATGTTGCCTATAACAGCTTCACCAGTATTAATACCTATACCTATTTCTATGCCTAGTCCTGCTTTTTTCATGTTCTTAGTTATTTCTATTGCTGTTTTTACAGCTTTGTTTCTATGGTCATGTAAATCTATAGGCGCATTGAATATAGCCATCATTGCATCACCGATATATTTATCTACCATGCCACCATATTTTTGCACAGCGTTTGATTGTATGGTCAAAGCCTTATTCATTATTTCAGTTACTTCTTCTGGTTCTAATTTTTCTGACAAAGATGTAAAACCTCTAACATCTGTAAATAAAAATGTTGCTTCTTTTTTCTCACCACCAAGTTTTAACAAACTAGGATTATCTTGTAATTGTTTTACTTGTCTAGGATCTAAATAATGTTCAAATTGTTTTTTGATTTGTTGACGCAATTTATACTGCTTTTTGTAGTTAATATAGAAGGCAATAGTAGAAGTTATGATTTGTGAGATAAAAGTCCATGAAAAATCTATCAAATAGCCCTTCTGAACGCTATATGCTCCTAAGAAGCCTGTGGTGAATAGCAAAATTACAGCGATACTTAGACCCTTAACTACACCGAGATAATTGATTACAAGCCACGTCAACGACACGAAAATTCCAAAAATTAAAATTTCAGCCACCAATGACCATTCTGGAATCCTTGGAGAGTTTTCTATAAGAATTGACTCAGATAATGCTGCTTGAATTTTGTGAGGTTCTAATAATCCAGTCGGAGTTGCAATTTGTGGCATGATTCCTGGCGCAGTAATTCCAAGAAATATAAACT